ACTCCAGAACACCATCAAGTTCTTTTTCTAGGGTATCCTTCTCTACTATCTTCCCAAGAATTGCAGTATCTGGACACTCGATAACACATTCCATACATCCCACACACATTGAAGGATCATAAAATGGTATCTCAGGTGCAATATAACTGAAATCTCGATATGATCCAGTTCCAGCTGGAATAATACTACGAGCAGTATCTAAGTCTGCTTCCAATTCATCATCCTGACCTACTGCATAAGCATCAAGTACCGTAGTATTAAAATTATTAATATCTACTAAACTTTCTACTTCTATCATTTTTTCCTCTTACCTAATTCTTTTGATATTTCTGTTACTTGTTCTATTAAGGTTTCAATATAATTTATCACAGTTGGTTGCTTATACTTTTTTTGATAATTTTTTTCTTGACCATGTTGCAATCTATTTACCGTACTTATAAAATTTGCTCTCTTCTGTTCCAATACTTCCGTTTCATCATTCAGATTGAATTTAATTCGAGCCATCTTTGATAAATAGTCTTCTATATTGGGTTTATCATTATTATCTGTTTTAGAATCATCTGGCCAAGTATTTGTCCAATGTTCTTTCCAATTTTTAATTTTAAGCATAGTATGGATTTTCTCCAGCATCATAATATCATCTATATCTGGAAATTCTTCATAAATCATCTGCTCCACACCATTCTTTAGTGTAACAGCTGATGATGAACAACCTTGACATCCACCACTCATTTCAATGTATAAAATTGAATCATCTTCATCATATCTAACTACATCAACTTGTCCACCGTGTGATTTTATTTGCGGATTAATATGACTATTCAACAACTCTTGTACATCACGTTCTATATCATTGAATATGGGTTTGTTTGGATTGTCTATGATAAATCCAGCTGCATTAAGATCTTCTTTATAATCTATAGTAGAACCCTTTAAGGATTGCATTGATATATCATCTACCACCACTTCAATATCATCAAATTCATAAAAACTATCTCTCATGTGTTCCGCTGGATTTTCGTCCTTTTCTGCTAGTCCCATCGTGTATTCGTACCCTGTTGCTGTTCTTCCCTTTATCATTACCCGAACTAGGGCGTCTTCTGGTGCGTAATGCTCTCCTTCGTCTATCACCGCTTTGAACTTTTCTATTGCTGTTGGAGTTACGTTTAATGCGAGTTGACTCATTAGGGTTTCTCCTTTTTTTCAAAAGTTGTTCATTTTTCTTGCGAAACATTTCACGGAGTTCGTCACTAACATCCCGTTTTGGCATTCTATTAAAATGATTTTTTATTTGAGTGTTTGGCACTCTTACTCTATCAGTTTTACTCCTAACTATTATAGTAGACGGTTCATCATACCACAATCTATTGTAGTAATATATCCTTCTTGGTTTTGGTCTTGGTACATAAGCATATCTATGTATATGTGGTACTTCATGTACACGAATAACCTCATCATATGGATATCCATAATCAACTGTAGTTACACAACCCCCAAAAAACAACATACTAACAACAATACCTACCTCTATTGCAGTTTTTAACACTTCACCCCCCTATGTAGGATTAGATGCCATGTGCCTAGTTATTTCCTCAGTAATTTTTGCCTTATAGACAACCCTTCCTTCAATATTTAATATTACATTTTTTTCGTCCAACTCACCATTGGTGATCTGTTTCCAAGCATCTTTTGGACTTGCCGCTTCGACTTCAACCATATTCTCTGATGCCTGTGTATAAGTTATTCTAAAAGTCTTCATTAACCCCCCTTATAGAGTTGAAAACATCATAATTATCAATGCTATCACAACAAAGATGAAAATCAATAATGTCCACTCTATTAATTTTTGTACTGTTACTTTTATCATACCTCAAACCCTTCAAAATTTAACCCTTCTTTCTGTGCCGAAAAAACTGAATTGTTTGTAGATGTTTCATTCTCAAACAGATCTTCCTGTGCAACATCTTCGACATCAAACAACTTCATACGTTCCCTATCAACACCAATGATAAACCTTTTGAATCTTGTAGGATCGTTGTATCGATTCTTTAATTGCTTAACCATCATTTGATTGTGTTCTTCCAGCTCTTCTGTTACTACCAATGCAACCATAAAATCAGCAGTTGCTGGCAAACCAAAACTCTCTGCTGTATCTGTAAGTTCTACATCTGTATTTGAAAATCCAGACCTAGTTGTTTGTGTTGCAGACACAACAGGAAGATTATTCTCAACCGCCAACCCACGCAATTCCTCTGCAATTGCCTTAATCAAGGTATAAGAATTTATACTAGAATGTGGTTTTATTCTACTTGACGAACATATATTCAAATAATCCACATATATTATATCTGGTTTAAAACTTTTTTTGAGATTCAATTCGTTCAAAAGATGCCTAAAGTGGCCAACATTAGCAACTGCTGTTGGATATTCTTTAACAATCAATTTACCAACTGTTTTCTCTCTAACCTTACTAACCTTCTCTGTATATTTATCTTTCGACAATGTTCTTAAGGCAGATACATCCATATCCAACAAATTAGCATCTATTCTCTCTGCAATGCGTTCCTCTGCCATCTCAAGAGTTATATACAGAACATTTTTACCATCAACTAAATTTGCCCCTGCACAATGACACATAAACAAACTCTTTCCAACACCAGTTCCCGCCATTACAATATTCAACGACTTGTTAGGTAATCCACCCTTGGAAATCTTGTTCATCATCTCAAGATCGAATGGTATCCTTTCCTCGACACGATGGTAATAATCATACCTTTCGTCTGAATCTTCAAGATAGTCATGACCTACATTGGGATCAAAACTGACAGACAAGGCATTACTAAGTATTGTAGGAATTTCTCCTGTACCGACTGTTGTTTTTTTATCATCAATAATATTGATTGACTTCATGATGGCATTATATAGAGCTTTATCCTGACAAAATTTTTCAGTTTCAACAAGCAACCATTCATTATCTGTTTTGTCATCACTACCACCTAAAGCAGAAACCATTTTAGAAAGTTCAGAAAACTGATCCTCTGTTATGGTATCCAATGCATCAAGAGATATTAAAAGGGTTTCCTGTGTTGGCAACCCATTGTACTTTGTTATGTGTTTGGCAATTTCCTCAAATAAAATCCTTTCCTGTGAATCATGAAAATACTCATTGCTAAGAAAAGGAACAACCTTTCTGGTGTAATCATCATTTTGCACCAGATTCCGCAAGATAACTTCTTCTATCCGCACTTATTCCACCTCTGAATCTATTAGGTTTAAAGAATCTGCTAATTCACTTTGCTTGTCAACTTCTTTTTCCTCAACTACCTCAACTTCTGGTGCATCCGCTCCTAATCCATACTGATATTCTTTTTTCGCATATTCTTCTAATCTCACCATTACTGTCTCAGAAAAATATTCTTCTGGTTTTGAATAGATAGTTTTTGCAAACTGTTTTGTTCCATCTGGAAATTCAATACGATTTGAAACCTTCTTAAACAATCCAGCATCCACACCTAAATCTACCAAACCATAATACCTGTCAAGACCACGTTCATATGTCAATAGAACCTCAACTGTCTTATTCTCCTTTGACAATCGACTTTTTTCTGTTCTACACTTGATGATATTACCAATTACTTCCGAATCCACTCTCTCCTTTCGTTTTGATAAATTCAATATTGTAGATGCAGAATATTTCAAACCAGATCCACCTGACATCTCTTTTTGTGGGATATAAGAACCTACCACATCATAGACATGATTACAAACCAACAATGGTATTCCAGCCTTTGCAAGTTTCAAATTCAGTACTCTAAATGTTGCCTTCAGTACCTGTGCCTTTGTCATATCTCTGGTTTCTTCACCCTTTGCCGTATCTTCAATTTCCTTTGTTGAGGATAACTGACCAAGACTATCCAACACCATCATAAATGGTCTACGGACATCTACATCCTGTTCAAGATAATTATCAATAACCGAAAGTGCCGTATGTCTAAACTTCTGAATAGTATCCGGCTCGGATTTTACTACTCGTTTGGTATCAATTCCCCTAACTTGCATCATCTCGTCTGTAACAGCACTTTCTGTATCGAAATATATCACACCACCTGTTGGATTGTCTTTCAAAAATTGACTAATAACACCCAAGACAAAAAAAGTTTTTCCTGTTGCAGTTTCCCCTGCAAACACGGTTATTTTGTTATTTGGAACTCCACCAAATAAACTTCCCGATAGCACAGCATTCAATACATACGAACCTGTATCTATTGTTCCACTAAACTCAGCAGACGACTTTTTGTCGGCAACTATTGTAGTGTGTTCGTCACCCAACTCCTTAACAAGTTTGTCAAGAAACTCATTCATATTATTTTACCTCTCCTTACGAAAATAATCCTTTTAACCAACCAAAAAATCCAGATGGTTTTTCTACTATTACTTCCTGTGCCTTTAGGATTTCTTTTGCTTTAATTTCTTCTTCACGCAAT